TTAGTAAATTATATGGTATTCCAATTGACTATATTTTTTTACCTAAGAAATCCAATTAAAATGGATTACTAAATAACTAGGAGGTGAGAAAGACGAATAAGACAGTAGACGTTGAAATTAATGGTAGGAAAGTGGCTAGGAAAATGAAACCTTATATTTCAAAAAACGAGTTAAGCAGATTGGTTCTTGATAATGGAATAAAACTTGACGGGAAAAAGATAAAAGGCGTCAGGTCATATTCTGTTAAGCAAAACAAAGATGAAGCAACAGCAGAACTGACGCTTTTTATGGATGTGAGAGTTATATAAGAGAAATAGCCGTAGTAATCAATGATGATAATGAGGATACAGCTAAATCTGATAATTTAGGTTTTACTTTTTCCCAAATTGAAGGTTCTTTAAAGGATTCTAAGAATTTGTAACCCGTTATGGATATATCTTTAATTCTAGGAATTGGTTCATCGATATATCGTTTCCCAGCAATCAAAATTCCTTCATCCATCATTTTTCGGATCCAATATAAAACTTCATTTGATTTATATTGAGGGATGGCAGACGAAACAAATTCTTTCGGCATAATTGGCTGAACGTATCCATTTTCGTCTGGGTATAAATTATCAGAAATAGCAATCAAGGTATCTCTAAGCAAATCGAGATCTAATTTCATAAATAAAACTCCTTTCTTAAAACTCGGACATGCCAGTGCCCTGTGATTTAAGTATAGGAGATATATGAAAGAAAGACAACATAATAATAGCGGATGGCTTAATCCTCTGTCCGATACACGTAACCCCGAAACCCTCCCTAAATTGGTTAATTATTAAAAATAGCACTCAATTATCGGACGGAGAGTTAAGCCATCTGAAGAAAGGTAGGTGATAAAGGTGTTCAGGGACAGGCTTAAAAAAGTGATGGTAGATCAAAACATCAATCAAGTAGAGTTGTCCAGAATCTGCGGTGTAAGTAGATCGACCGTCAGTAAGTGGATGTCTGGAGATTCGGAACCGACAAAAGCAAGACGAAATGAGATTGCTGCAATACTTAATTTACAGGAGAATTTTTTTGAGGAAATAGTCATTCCGGTAGAAAAAATAGAGACATTAAGTGTAAAAGAAGTTGCAAAGTTAATGGGGTTGAGTGTTCCAACAATCGAAAAGGGATTGATTCAAGAAAAATTTCCCTGGGGATATGCAATCCAAACAAGTGAAAAAAAACATAGATATTTTATAAACGCAAAACGCTTTATAGAATATGAAATGTAATAAATATAAGGAAGGAGCATAAAGATGCACACAGAGACAAAAGCCATGATCTGCACGGCAGCAGTGCTGATCGCAATTGGAATCTTTAAAGAATTAGCAGCGTTGTGTTTGATCACAGCGATGATCTATGAGGAAGGAGTGAAGAAATTTGATAAATAAGAAAGAAAAAAGTGCCAAGGAAGCGGCAACTTCCAAAGGCACAAATGACAAAAAATCATCAAGTGCATTATAGCACGGAAAGCGAGAAAGAACAATGACAAAAGAATTTTTATTAGAATGTGAACGAAAATTAGCAAAATCTTATGTATGTACAGCACTTGGCCGCGACGATGACAGCATTGCTATTACAAAAGAGATAGCCAAAGATATTGCTTTTGAGGTTACAAACAGCATACATCCTATTTCTATGGAAACAGCGCCATATGTCGTAGCAGCTTTAAGAACTTTGGCAAATGGTATAGAAAAAGAGATGAATCCATTGGAGAAAGAAATTGCAAGAGCACTACAAGAATTAATGGGTAGATTTCAGTTCGTTAAAGAAGAAGTAAAGGTTGATCTATGAAAGAAATTCTGATTGCACCAGGAATTAAACGGATCCAGTTTGATTTCTTTGATTCCTGGTTAAATGCCAGACATGGAATCGGTGGTTCTGATGCATCTGCAGTATTAGGACTCAATCCATATAAAACCAATACAGAACTGTATTTAGAAAAGACAGGGCAGAGAACAGCTCCAGATATTTCGGATAAGGACTATGTGAAGTACGGGCATGATGCAGAGCCATTGCTTAGATCGCTGTTTGCACTTGATCATCCAGAATACAAGGTTGAATACTTCGGAGACAACATGATCCGGAATGAAAAGTATCCATGGGCACATGCATCCTTGGATGGAGAACTAACCGATCAGGATGGTCGCAAAGGAATCTTAGAAATCAAGACAACTAATATCTTGCAAAGCATGCAGAGAGAAAAATGGAGAGATCAGATTCCGGACAACTATTACATACAGGTGTTGCATTATCTGTTAGTTACTGAATATGAGTTTGTTGGACTGAGAGCACAACTTAAATCAGTGTGGCAAGGGCAGATCCAACTACAAACAAAAGATTATCATATTGAGCGATCAGACGTAGAAGAAGATATTGAGATATTAAAACAAGCGGAAGAAGAGTTCTGGCAGAAAGTTTTAAAAAGACAGCAACCGAACTTGATTCTTCCAGAAATTTAAAAGGAGATACATATGGAGTTTAAGATATACAATCCGCAGGAAGATGGGTTTCTACAGAAGATTGATTGGAATTATGAAGAGTTAAAAACAGAGATTCAGAAGAAAGCAAATGATTATATGAATCTGGTCTATACAGCAGATCAGATTAAGGATGCCAAAAAGGATCGTGCTAATCTTCGAAAATTTGTAACCGCATTAGAGAACAAAAGAAAAGAAATCAAACGACAGGTCATGCAGCCATACACAGCTTTTGAAGAACAGGAAAAAGAACTGATCGGCATCGTTGATCAAGCGATTGGAAACATTGACATCCAGATCAAAGGATACGAAGAAGCAACACGGCAAGAAAAATTAGAGAAAATCAAGGGAATCTATTCAAAGACAATCGGTGATCTTGATCGCACGGTTCCATTTGAAAAAATCTATAAGGATTCTTGGTTAAATGTATCAACGACATTGAAATCTATCACAACAGAGATCGCAGAGATCAGAGATAAAGTTGACAGCGATCTGAAAGTAATCAGTGCAGATACAAGTCCTTATGTTTTTGAAATGAAAGAAGAATATCTGAAAGCTTTTGATCTGAACGCTGCAATGATGAAGAAACAGAAGTTAGAGGAGACCGCCAAGAAGAAAGCCTTATTTGAGGAAGATCAGAAGCAGAAGGAGGAGCAGAGACAGCAGCAGTTAAAAGAAGAAGCACAGAAAGTAGTATCTGCAGGTGAAAGCAAAGAAGTGCTAGAAGAACCAATAGAAGCAGCAAAGCCAAAATGTACAGGAGAAAGAACCGTAGCAATTACATTCCGTTGTGTTGTAAAAGAACACAACTTTAAGGAAGTTAATGCGAGACTCAGTCTAGTACAAAAAGTATGTGAAGAATTTGAAATCATAAATCCAAAGGAAGAGGAGGACTTATAAAATGTCAGTTGGAAACAGTTTAGTAAATAGACAGCAGAAAACAGGATTAACAGCATATCTTACAAATGATGCTGTAAAAAATCAGATTAATAATGTAGTTGGTGGTAAAAATGGAGATCGTTTCATTGCTTCTATCGTATCTGCAGTACAGGTTAATTCAGATTTACAGGAATGTACAAACCCATCAATTTTGAGTGCTGCATTGCTTGGAGAGTCATTAAAACTCTCTCCATCCCCACAGCTTGGACAGTATTACATGGTTCCGTTCAGAAACAACAAAAAAGGATGTAAGGAAGCACAATTTCAACTTGGTTATAAAGGATACATTCAGTTAGCAATCCGCTCAGGGCAGTACAAGAAATTAAATGTTCTGGCGATTAAAGAAGGAGAACTGGTTCGATTTGATCCACTGAATGAAGAGATCGAAGTAAATCTGATCGATGATGAGGAAGTAAGGGAAGAAGCAAAAACAATCGGATACTATGCAATGTTTGAATATACAAATGGTTTCCGAAAAGCTATGTATTGGTCCAAAAAGAAAATGGAAGCACATGCATTAAAGTATTCCAAAGGGTATGCAGCAAAGAAAGGATATACATTCTGGGAGAAAGATTTTGACGGAATGGCTTATAAGACAATGCTTCGCCAGTTGATCAGTAAATGGGGAATCATGAGCATTGATATGCAGAATGCAATGGAATCTGATATGGCGGTGATCCATGAAGATGGAACAAAAGATTATGCAGATACAGTTTCAGAAGAAAATATTGTATTAGATCAGGATCTGCAGGAAGCAGTAGAGGAAACACCAGAACCAGAAAAACAGGAACCACAGGAAGAAACAGCAAAAGAAGAACCACAGCAATTCTTTAAATAAAAGAAAGGTAAAAGAAAGGAGCAACACGATGAAACATTTTAATTTGGAAGAGTTCGCAGGAGGGAAACTTTCAGTACAGCTTAATAAGGCATTAGAGAAGATCACTGAAAATGTTCAGGACCCGAACACTGATGCACAAAAGGTCAGAAAGATCAATGTATCAATCAGCTTCCGGCCAAACGATGAAAGAAACTTTGTAGCTACAACAGTGGAAACGAAGTTAAGTCTTGCACCAGAACTTGGAGCTACAACAGCACTGAGTATGGGCAGAGATCTTCGCACTGGAGAGGTTGAAGCGGTTGAAATCTTTAACCAGATTCCTGGTCAGATGAATGTTGATGATGTGATCGACCAGGAAGA